AGGCTATTCTGTCGCAGATCATAAACAACATAGATGAGAACGGCAATTACGATCATGGAACAGCCAGATTTACAGACAACTAAACGCTATTATCGCTCATTCATGGAGTGGGCGCAGGTTTGTGCGCCTATGCAATACATGGCCATGGGGCTGAGGAAGGCCAGCAAGGATGAAATCGTGGGGTTGATCCGTGAATGGGCAGAAACTATAACCAAAAAAGAGACTTGACAGGTCGATTAAAATAGTATTTAGACAATCAATAAATGGCAGAGATGCCAACCGTGTCAGAGACGGAACCAGACTTTCCCCGCTTGTTCGCAAGCATTTTAAGGCCGATTCCTACTCTGACTGGGGATCGGCCTTTTTGCTGAAACCTTTACAGTTTGGCGGACAACCCGTCTAGGGGAGCTTCACCCCGAAGTGATGAAGCAACTCACATATCTAGGATATGGCTTACCAGCGGTGAAAGTCCACACTGAAGTAGTCTAAGTGCCAGTCATAAAAAGCTGACCACTAGCTGGGGGAGAAGGGTTTGAGCACAATGCGCAAAACACTGGAGCCTAGCCATACCGAAAAGCGGAACATAAGACACTCTTGCCTGATATGGGAAAGAACCCCTGACTAGGGTTCGTGGTTCACCGTGGCAGGGGATTTACCTAGGGGGCTTGTTGTGTCCAACGAAAGCCTGGAGCCTGAGAGATTTCTCTTGACTATACGCAAGCGTCCTAACATAAACCTTATAAACCTAACCAATATAACATATGAATAAACAAAAAGACATCAGAACAGCCCTCGTAGATTTAGAACTCATCCTATACAAAAATTCTGCCAAAGCAGAATCGGAAGGGACAAGTCTCAGAGACTTAGTAAGCATGACCAACCTCTCTATCCGTGAAGTGGTAGACGGTTGCCAAGCATCTAACTACTACCTAGTTGTCTCAGGAACAGACAATTTCAGAAAACATTTATACCCAGAGACTTATAAAGCTGGAAGACCTCCGAAACCACCTCTCTACAGAGATTTATACATGGAGATTCAAGCAACCTACAAAGCCAAGCGGTTCAGGTGGCACGACCAAATCGAAGCAGACGACCTTCAGGGCATCATGCTTACCAATGGTAGGGTTGAAAACCCAATCCTATGTAGCATAGACAAAGACCTCTTGGGCATCCCTGGATGGCACTACAACTGGAACAAGGACGCATGGCCTACCTACGTCTCACAGGAGGAGGCAGATCACCATTGGCTTGTTCAACTGCTCACTGGAGACTCAACCGATGGCATCAGAGGCATGGAGGGGATTGGCCCCGTCAAAGCTAACAAGCTAATCAAGAAGTATAGAAGCATCATGGACTTGCAGAGTGTTCCAGAGATGGCCAAATATATTTACGAAAAAGAAGAGATTGACCTTGACCGCTTCTATGAGACCTTGTATCTAGTTTCAATATGGAGGGCTGATATGCCAGAGGAACTACTAGCCAATGACCTAATCGCTTCCATAGTTAAAACCATTCCATCAATCAAATGACAACACCAACAGAACAACCAATCGACCGTGAAGAATATGAACGCATGTGGGACGAGCTTATCGCTTGCCGCGACCAACTGGCAGACGCAAAGCTCAGGGCAATGGATGCTGCTAATGCCCTCCAGCTTTGCCACACCCTGTTCCCTCTCCTAGCCCTGAAGCATGAAGACAAGGGGCAGAGAGTTTGCAGAAAAGGATTTACCAGTGCTTTTTCTCTTGCAGAGAAACACTTAAGTCGCATCATCGAAGACTAAACCATAAACCAAAACATAAACCAATAAAACATATGAGCGTATTAAAAACATCGACCTATCCACGTGGCCCACACTGGCAACTGGAACAAAGCACAATCGTCCAAGTGGTGCAGCCTAATGGCCGCCTTCAGGACTGCTACGTGGGAGAGCTTTCTCACGGTGATGAATATTATGTCCCCGACCTCCGTAATGTCCCACGCCCTGCGGAAGTTCTTCTAGCATGGCTGGAGAACCACAGGATTGAGATTGACTACACCTTCGATATGGATGGTGACAAGGCTATTGAGTTGACCCGTGAGGACGACCGAGCACCGCTAGTCAGCTACCCATTCGGGAAAGGGGCTTTGTCTGAGGCCATCAACTTCTGCATGGATTTAATGGAAAGGAAGGTTTAGACCGTGGAGAACGAACCAAAGTTAGAACAAACTCAGCGTGAAACAGAAGCCCAGCAAACTGAAAATGCAAAGGCCATTTCAATCCGTGGGGCTAGACACTTCGGTGGCGACCCTCAGCTTGCTAGGCAGTTTGCCCAGTGGGATCAGTAATCAAAACTATAATACTATGAAAAAACTAAGCGAAATATACAAAGAACTAGGGATTGATTTCGCCTTCCCTGTCGATATTAGAGATAGCAATGGCAACCTGACATACTACGAAACCAGTCGTGGATATTTGTGGAGGCGGGAATACGATGCTAAAGGCAACGTAACCTACTACGAGAACAGCGATGGATTCAGCAGTAGTCGGGAATACGATTCAAATGGTAACGAAACTTACTACGAGGACTCTTCTGGCTACAAAGAAGGCACATCACGTAGCCAATCGTGTGCTGGTAAAGTCGTAGAGGTGGATGGTAAGAAGTATAAACTTACGGAACTATGAAGACTACGCACCACAGCATACTATTTGAAGACACCGAGGATCACCACGTGTGGCTCAATGTCCAGATTGATTGGGCGCAACCAGCGGTTCCAGGGGTTGTCTGCGTGACGGACGAGTGGGGAGGGGAGCTTGCCTACTTTGACTGGGCAGACAATGACCAGTCTATGGAAGCGCAAGCTGTCTATGACGCCTACGACGAGGGGAAAATATAAACTAAAACATGATAAACAAAACAAAACCACACAGCCCAGAGGCTGAAACCGCAGTCGTAGCATCATGCCTTCTCAAAGAAGATGGCTCTATCTATGACGAAGTGTCCCAGATCGTAGCACCTACAGACTTTTATGTGCAACGCAATCAAATCCTCTTCGCCACTATAGCATCCCTAGTCTCTAGGGGTGTTTCCTTGGACGAGGTTGCCCTTCTAGAGCAGTTACGTAAGCAGGGGGACGAAGATACCGTAGGTGGATTGACAGCCATATACAGCATACAGGAGGCCGTAGACACACCATTGCAGGCTAAATACTATGCCGAGGTGGTGAAGGAGAAGTCCAAGCTGCGGGAGATCATCCGCCACTCACAGCTAGCAGCAGAGCAGGCCTACAGCCAAGAGGAAGATGCTGACAAGATTAGTTCCTCCCTTGAGTCTAACCTCCAGTCCTTGCAGGATGTCTCACAGACCGACGATGGCCACATCCAAACGGCAGCCGAGGCACTACGGGAAGATTTCAAGGCTATGATTAATGGCACCTACGAAGTTAAGTCAGTTCCTACACGGATTACCCAGATTGATGAGAAGCTGACTTCTGGTGGTATTGCCAACGGTGAGGTGATGGTGATAGCAGCCCCAACCTCATGTGGTAAGACTGCCCTAGCCCTCAACATTGTGCTACAGAATGCTGTCATACATAACATACCTGGCCTCTACTTCTCCTTTGAGATGCAGGCCAAGTCACTAGCCAACCGTATGATTCAAACGTGTGCAGCCGTCCCCCTCAAGCAGATGCGTGACGGCGTTATGAAGCCAGAGCATCAGAAGCGTGTCTGGGAGGCAACCGATAGGATGGCGGCAGCCCCAGTCTACACCAACCATTATGTCCGTAGCGTAGACGAACTACGTGCCAAGGCTCGCATGTATAAGCGCAAGTATGGCATTGAGTGGATAGTCATTGACTATCTACAGCTTGTCCCTTGGAACTCCAAGCTCAAGAAGCACGATGGCATTGCAGAGGTTTCCCACCAGATTAAGCTCATGGCTATGGAACTAGACCTACCAGTTGTCCTGCTCGCACAGGTTAATCGTGAAGGTGCCAAGCGTGAGACAGGCTTAACCCTCTACGACCTGAAGGATTCGGGAGATATTGAAGCCGATGCCGATGTCATATTGCTATTATGGCCAGATGGCCCTGATACCGATGCGGCAAAGCGGCACGACCCAGAGCATGGTGCATACATATCCATTAAATACAACATCGCAAAGCAGCGTGAGGGAAGTCGGGATCAAAAGGGGAAGTTCGTGTTCAAGAATCACATAGGACGCTTCTACTAATACGCTTGACATTATGGCAATAACCTGAAACGATACTGATATGGAAGAAACATGGAAACCAATTAAGGGATACGAAGATTACTACGAAGTCAGTTCACTAGGACGCTTCCGCAGTTTGCCAAAAATCGTCGGTGGACGATGGGGCAAATGCCAATATAAGGGTAAGGTTGTTAAAACCGTTGAGAACCCGTCGCATGGATACGGACAAGTTAGCTTGGTCGGCAACGGTAAGAAGACAACACACCGAGCGCACAGGCTAGTCGCTGAAGCTTTCATCGACAATCCAGACGATAAGCCATATGTAAACCACATCGACTGCAACAAGATGAACAACTGCGTTGACAATTTGGAGTGGGTTACAGCCAAGGAAAACACTGCGCATCTACACAAGCTAGGTCGATCTAATCCTCGAAGAGGGGAAGATTGCCCTCAGTCCAAACTGGATACGGGGGATGTCTACGGCATACGCTACGCCATTGAGTGTGGTGCTCGCAACTTTGAAATAGCAAAGATGTATGGCGTTTCTCAGTCTACTATCGGAGACATTGTTTCTGGTAGAACATGGAATCACGTCTGACACTTCCACTAATATGCCCTGTTACAAAATTAAGTATACGAGACGGGATATGCCAGACCCTTGCACAGCATTGAAGTTTGCCCACGATCCTCAGACTGCCCTCAAGCTGCTATGCACGGGGACAGAAAAGAAGGGATTTAGATTGACTCGCTCTGGGGTTGTGGTAGAAGTCTTAGAAGTAAAGGAACTATGAAACGTGGAGAAATAAACCAAGTGACAGGAATAACCGAAGGTAAGATGCGGACACTACTTAAGTCTGCCCTACGTCCAATCTGGAGGAACACTTCACGCAAACGCTTCATCCATGCCGTAAGGCACAGGGGGACTAACCCTAAGACTGGCCGTGGGTGGTTCGTCGTAACCTGTGCAGACTGCGGCAGGGAGATGGGGGTTAATGAAAAGGAGAAGCGCATCAAGAGGGACGGCACCCTAGAGAAGCGAGAGAAGAGTGTCTATGAGGTTGACCACATCCACGGCATCACACCAATGACAGACATCAAGGACACCCTCGGTGACTACTACCACGACCTAATCTACGGAGACATGAGAATCCTCTGCGTAGCCTGCCATAAAAAACACACATTTGCTGAAAAAAAGTCTTGACCTATTACTAGGTTTCTGAAACTCTTCCGATCAATCAACTTAACCCAATAATAATTATGTCAAGAACAAGATCAAATAGCCAAGGTTCCTCGAACCCAGCAACCAAGTATCTCGGTTGGGATACTCAAGCTTCCGCATGGGAGTTTTACGATAAAGAAAATAAGAAGTCCTGCACCCTCCCTTCCAGCACAGCCTTCATTGTCCTGGATCAACTCAACACTGCTAAGGGTTGGGATGATCGCAAGGGTGGCCTCTGGTCAAATGAGGTTCGCTCCGTAGCTGACCAACTTACCATCCGTAGTAAAGATGGTGTTGTTGCTACAGGCACATGGTCAGAAGTTAAGACGACCAATGGTATTAAGTTCACCAAGTCTGTCTATGCTATGGCTAAAGTTGGAGAGGGCTACGAGTTAGTCAACTTCCAGCTTAAGGGTTGTGCGCTCACAGCATGGATTGAGTTCCAAGACTCCATCGGAGGCCAAAGCAAACTCGAAGGTGATGTAGTTGTTGCCGTCAAGGATGTGGTGGCTGACAAGAAGGGGGCTGTAAGCTTCAACAAACCAGTGTTCGGAGTTGTCTCTGAAACCCTGTCCTCGGACGCATCCGCTGAAGCCGACTGCATGGACGCAATGCTCCAAGAGTATTTAGACTCCTACTTCAACACTACTAAAGAGCCAGCTACGGAAGATGCTGCTACACAACCAGTTGTGGATGAGCCAAGCTTTGATGACGAAGATCCGTTTTAGCCAACCGTTGTTCTGCACTAACTGAAAACCCCAAGACGTGGCGAGGGAGCATGTATCCCCCTAATAGCTCCCTCGCCCAACACTTTCAACATGACAGTAAAAGCCCTACCGACCGACTCAGCAAAGCGCAAGGAGTTCCCAGTTTACTCTGGGTTTGTCGCTTACTTCCCAAACGCCATGGCTCAGGTGGCACACCTCTCCTACCTAGGAAACCAGAAGCACCACAAGGACAAGCCTTTACATTGGGATCAGTCCAAGAGCACGGATGAGAAAGACTGTGAGATGCGTCACATGATTGATGCTATGCAGTCCGAGTCACACGACGAGATGGTTCTAGAGCTTTCCTCCAAAGCATGGAGGGCAATGGCCGACCTCGAAAGATATTTAACAGGCAAATGCACATACACTCAACCAATCAAATAATGGATATCATCGACCAATACCGTGAGATTATGGCTCCCGTAACCAAGATCACGGAAGACGTAATCAATGGCCTAATAACCGAAGACGAAGGGCAAGCCCTAGTCGACAACCAGATTGCCAACCGTTCCAGGGAAGACCGCTACGAACTTGAGTCCATCAGGGACGACATCCGCCGCATGGTTTACCGTGCAACTAAAAGAAACCTTATAGCCTAAATATCATGAGAACAAAACCAACTCTCGTCTTTAGTTGCACGCATGCCCCAGCCATGCACAAGGACTTCATCCCGTTCCTCAAGAAGATATACAAGAAGCATAAGTGTGGACGTGTTGTCCATCTTGGTGATGCAGTCGATTGGAACAGTATTTCCTTCCATGAAAAAGATCCGTCCATGCCCAGCGCAGCAGACGAGTTCCTTGCAGCCAAGAAGCAGATGCAACAGATATACAAAGCCTTTCCCAAGCTGGACTACATGATGGGCAACCACTGCTCCCTCCCAGAACGTAAGGCTAAGTTGATTGGTTTACCAGAAGAAGTTCTTTGTGATTTCGCAAAGCTCTGGGACGTAGCGGGATGGACAATTCATCCACGCTTTTCAGACCTAGTGATTGATGATGTAATCTTCAGGCATGGAGACAAGGGTAAGGGGGGAGCTATGGCAGCACACAAGAATGCTATCGCTGAGTTTGCCTCAGTTGTCCAGGGACACTTCCATGCACAGGCTGGTATAGTCTACCATGCCAACAAGGGGGACTGCGTCTACGGCCTACAGGTGGGCTGTGGTGTGGACAGAAAACACCCAGCAATGAACTACGGACGTGTCTATGCAGCCAAGCCAATCGTGGGCTGTGGGGTTGTGTATAGCAGCAAGCTTGCCTTCTTTGAACCAGCCTTCCTGTAAAACTGTCCTCAATTGTCCACAAGTGATAACATCTTATCAGTTATTAACAAATGAGAGTATCTTTTCCTACTATCTTATGAGTTATTCACGATGAGAACATCTTGTCCTACTACCTTCCTACTGCATACGAGCAGTATAGGTCACCCCTTGAATCAACAGGGAGCAGTGGAGTTGGCCACCACTGGGGCGTTTCTATTTAATAGTTCCGATGCTTTCAGAAGTATTGGGTAACGATCCACCGTTCCAATGGAGGGCAATCAAAAATGTAGTGTAGAACGTGCTAAGATATGAGGCTTGTGGATAGGCGTTGATTGAGCGGCATGCTGTTAGATTGATCATTTGTCATACAAGGTAACTTCTCTACGTCATCTATTGGGTTAACTATTGATGAGCTTGTAATTCCTCTACGGAGGTTGATAATGAGGATAAGGACCGGGAACTCTCGGTCGGCTCCCTCAAAACTTTTAATCTCTATTCCTATAATAACACTATGATATGCTATAAAGATAAAACCTTTTGCACACGCTCAGACTGTGCTCGTTTCGGCAAAGACTGCGACCGCTCCCTCACGGAAGAAGTGAAGGGGCGGGCAGAGAAGTGGTGGGGGAACCCAGACGCACCCATCTGCACGTATGTCGCAGACGTAAAGCCTGATTGCTTTGTAACAAAACAAACAGAAGAACTATGAAAAAACTAAGCGACACATATAAAGAACTAGGGATTGATTTCACTTTCCCTATCTATATCAAAGATGTCGAAGGCAACAGAACCTACTACGAGGACAGCGATGGCTTATGGAGTAGGTGGGAATACGATGCCAATGGCAACGTAACCTACTACGAGGACAGCAATGACTATTGGAGAAAGAGTGAATATGATGTCAATGGTAACTTAACCTACTACGAGACCAGAAGTGGCGACAAAGAAGGCACACCTAGGAGCCAATCGTGCGCTGGTAAATTTGATTCGCCTCGGTCTCATGTATGCGATGAATGCCAAGGATTGCTCGACGGCTATTTCACTGGTCGCATGAATCAGGATGGATTCGACGTGAGGATGGAATGTCAGAAATGCGGCAAAGAAGAGGCGGTTAAATTTTCTTTTGTAACAAAACAAACAGAAGAATTATGAATACACTAGACCAAGTAATACAAAAACAAGTTGACTATATAATGGACAGCTTTGACTTTAAATCCGCCTCCGAAGCCTTGCGTTGCGTTGAACACTGCTGGATCAATCAACTAGATGATGAAGATCGAGAGTTTGCACTGCGCCAACATGCTAGAGAGCGTATGGCGGACGCTATTAAAAGGGCCAAGGAGGATCCAGATGGGATGGGATTGTGTGGAACTGGTTGCCTAGAAGCCACGTGTATAATTAACACCCAAGAGAAATGGGTACGGGTCAATCTTAAATGCTGGGTAGCACAATCACTGAACGATGGAGAGAATTACGTATGAAAGCTAGATTAGAATTTGACCTACCAGAAGAGCAACAAGATTTTGACCTATGCCGTAGAGCTAGTGATCTACATTCCAACCTGTGGGACTTAGCCCAGCAGGTTCGCACATGGCGCAAGCATGGACACAGGTTCAAGGATGCAGAGGAACTCCTGGATGCGCTCTGGGAAGACTGCATAGACCATGAGTTATTAAATTTCTAGGTTCATAGTAGACCAAAATCCCCGAAGTCCGAGGGGCAAGGAGAGGGCTGGGAGGTTTCTATTTCCCTCCGCGAGTCCTTCAATCTTAGCTCTTGTAAGCGATAACCAAGCTGTCGGCATTTTCCCTTTATCAACCAAATAGCATCAGTAGTGGACGCATAAACAGCCCTGAGATCCTCTATACGGGGCTTTCTTTTTGTCTGAATACCAAGGGTAGGGTTGGAAACGTAAGCCCTCCTAGGGGCATTTACGGCTCATTATTGACCAACAGGTTCTTTAAATAACTCCGAATAAACTTCGGTCAGTGATTTACGGAACTCTGGGTCAGCGTCAGCCTCCTCGATCATATTCCTAGTTGTCGCAGACCCCATGAAAACACCTTTTATCCAAGCATTCATGAATTTATTGTATTGTTCTGCTGTCTGAATTTTCTTGAACGGAATGGGGGACAATATTTGTGCAGATAGTAAATATTTGGCATACCGATCCTTTACTGCTCCACCAATGTTACTGAAGAAAACACTCACGCCCCTACCACTAGATGCGCCACTGACTTTACCCGCTGGGTCAATGTCCTTACGGACAGAGAACCGCTTGATTCCATTGTTAAGTGCCTCAACCTGTTTCAAAGCATCCTTTCCAATGATGATAGCAAGATTGTTTTCATTCTTACGTAGTTCATTTGCCATGCTGTCTGGTTTCCATAACTGAAAGCCAAACTTATCTTGCTGGGCAGCATCTGCGCCTCGTCCAGCCCTTCTCACTAAGTTTTGATAAACAGCCCTGCGGAAAGCATCAACCATTTCTGGAGAATCCTGAACCATTTTGTCCATGAATTTCTGAACATCCTTTGGACTGGATTTAAGGATTCCATCAGCAAATGATTCAAGAGTTATTGAGTTAGTTGGAAGTGGAACCTTCCCTTCACCCATTAGCTTTACAAGCTTGTCTTTCGTCAAGTCACCTAATGCTTTTTTCTCCGCTACTTCCCTTGAAGCTATTTTCTCTATTTCCTTTTGGGCTTCACCAAATCCCTCATTCATCAAACGATTAAATGTTTCAGTTGTAACACCATCAATGTAATCATCTGCTTCATCGGCAAATCTAGCTAGGTTTTGCAGTGTTTGCACCTTACGATTGAATCCAGCCGCTCCAGCCCCAGGCCATAGTGTTGACGCAATGTCAAGGTCTGCTGGTGTGAACTTTAATGCACCCTTTGGAATAGGTTGACCGCCCACCAATCCTTTACTGGAAAGCCAAGCATCCCGAAGCAATTTACGAGCCTCAAGAGTATTTCCAGCAGACCTCAAGAAGTCTTTGATATTCTTTGGGTTACGGATCGCTGTATTTATAACCTCTGTGCCACCCACACCAAGTTTAGGTAGGACAAACTTTTTACCAGCTGCCGCATCATTAATCGCCTTGTTGTAACCTTGACCTAGTTCTGGAGAAATTGATTTAAAAATATCGCTTTCTCTAAATGGTAATACGTTATTGCGGAAGTTATTATTAGCAAGATTAAATGCCGCCCTTCCTCTTGGGTCGGCCCTATTTAGCAACGCTGAGCGTTTCTTTCGCAAATCATCGGCAAGTTTACGATACGAAGCAGCATTAAAACCAGGAGTTGCTGCGCCATATCTAGCCTTATCGGAAATTAACTGAATGAGTTCATTGAGTTGCTGGAAGCTTATTGACTCATCGGCAATCTCTTCTAGGGAATTAACGGCTCGACCAGAGGCGGTTCTTCCACCTGGAGCAAGGACGGAAATGACCTCATCTTCATTATCGAGGATTGCTTGATTCTTTGTTTTACCAAACACGCTTTGAAGTTCGCTGGCAGAAGCACGCACATTTTGTAGCTTAAAATACGCATCACTCCAAAGACGCTTTGATTGTGCCTCGGTCTCCACATACTGCTCAGCCATCCTGCGTTGAAAGCTTAATCCACTTTTTTCTGGAGATACCGAACCCTTCGTGGTTACGTTCCTAGCTTTACGTTGAAGTTCAGCATTAAACGCATCTTTAGCCTCCTTCTTAGCTTGTGCAGTAATCTGACCCTCTTTAATCCCAGATAACTTTTCTTTTGATGCAGCAAGGTCATCCAATCGTGCATTGATTTTTGCTATATCATCACTAGCTTGTGCAGTCATTGTCTCAAGCCCGTTACGGAGAATCTTTTCTGATGCCTCCTCGGATAGCTCCTCAATGCCAAATTCATTAACAATGCGTTGACCAGCAGCATCACGTATATCCGCAAAAAAGCGAGCAGGCGCACTATTTGGGAACTTTTCAGCAATGTCCTGCGCCCTACGAATACCTTCTTCACCCTGTTGCATATACGTGGGTATTTTGCGATTTAGCACATTGCCCACCTCAAGAACTTCCTTGGTAGCAAGATCGGTTCCCTCCTTGCCGATAAGCCCCTTCAACAAACTTCCAGTTTTCATCGTAGCAGCCTCAATGGTAAAGTTTAGGGCAGCTTCCTTGGCTCGTCTGGATACGATTTCTCCAAGCTCAACGTCAATCCCCATTAACTTTCGAGCCGCAATATCTTGAGCAGTTCCAACGGATGCCTGAGCAGCAGACGAAGCAGCGGCTGTAGCTGCGATTGTTGAAGCACCAGCAGTTACAGGCGCGGTTGGGGTAGTGGCAGCAAACGTAAATAAACCAGCAACTATAGATGCGGCAGTTGGTGCAATATCACCTGCAATGTCTGCTGTAAAATCCGCTAATTCAAATTCAAGTGAATCTGCAAGTCTCCATTCATCTGCTTTTGGATCACGGTATAGAAGTGATGGCTTACCATTAAGATTCAAGGATGCTACATTGTCCTCACCATACTCATCCCGAAGCAATGCGGCCTGTGATGATAGATTCTGCAAAAAATCCATCTTAGACCTAATTCCCATAGGAAGCCCCTTAGAATAGTTAAACTTTTCTTTTGGGATATTGAGTGCCTGAGAAATATATTCTGGGTAAAACTCCTCTGCTTTTTGTTTGATACGGCGACCACGCCCAGTTCTTGTGCCAGTAAACCCTGGGCCTTCCTGTAACTTCAGGACAGCCTCTTTCTGGCGGTTTTTGAGGAGCGCACGGACATCTTCTTCCGTTATTTCCCCATCAGCCTCCAAGGTTAAGGATAAACCAGTATCCGTTTCAATGGTATATTCAGGCATTATTTAGTAGGACGTTGGGATTTAACACGAATTTTAATGCCACTGGGTGCTTGGAACCCTCCCTTTTCTGGGTCAGCATCATATTTATCTTGTGTGGCTTTGATGCCAGAACGAAGAACGGCAGCAGGAGAAACTCCCTTATAGTTGCCTATTGTTCCCCCTATTGCAATATGATCATACAGATCATTCTTAGCAACAATGACATCTGCAAGCACATCTCTAGCATCCTGAAGTCTTTGAATATTCATTTCTTCAGTCAGGGCTGGATTGTAACTAGCAGCAACAAGGCGTTCAGCTTCTTTTTGTGTGAATTGAGCACCCAGAGTATCTTTAAGTCCTTGGAAAATAACTCGGCGAACGTTATCTACGGCATTTTGGCCAGTTGGATTAACAATTTGTCGAATGGTGTCATCAATACCCAATGCTTGCGGCGTTAAATCAGCAAATCCACGAGTTGTAATTTCACCCGATGTTAATCCAACAATTAGATCATCGTAAGTTGCTAAATTTGCCTCGGCCTGTTGTTTCCCACCAGTTCCCCATGGTGCTAAGTCCTTGGCAGTTTCTTCAAGCATTTTTTCTTGACCAACTGTGAGTTCTGCTGCGCCTTCAGTTCTTGGAGCAAAAGTTCCCATACTCGTAAGAACCATGTTGCCTTCTGCGTCAAGTTGAACCTCTGGCTTAAACCCCTTGCCCTGCAAGTCCGTTAACTCTTCCATCGTTACCACTCGACCAGTAGGCTGTTGACCAGTCCCACCGACGGGACGTGATGCTTTATATTCACCATCTTGAGTAAGCACTTCGTATCCACCAATCGTACTTGCACTTAACTCACCTGGTTCACGATTTAGGTTTTCAAGCTGTGCTAGCTTAATCTTTTGTTCAACTTCTTGGGCTTCTACTTGTCGTTGACGTTGTTGGTCATTAACATATGTTTGCATACCTCCAAGCACAGCGAGAACATCTCTTTGCTTGTAGTCACCCTTCTCAATGTTGCTGATTGACTTGGAAAGATCGCCACCAACTGATTTTACGGCACCATAAGCATCTGGATTAGACGCAGCAAGAGCTTCCAGTTGAGCAAGAGAAGTTGCTGTAATTGTCTTGTTCTTCTGATACTCCCTGATCCCACCACCAATCTGCTCACCAAGATTCATCATGGCTTGTGCTCGAATGTTGGCAGCATTAACAAAGCCGCTGTAGTCAGCGTTTGCTAGTTCTGGTCTAATTTGTGTTCCTGATTGAAATGCCATAATTATTTAATCCTTCTAAAACAAATTCGGGTTACCCAGTAATCCACCACCAATGGCTCCCAGTCCTCCCATAAGCCCAGCCTGCCCAGCAGCCTTAGCCTGAGCCTGCATTCCTTGGAACGTTACGTCCTGTCCTCGCTGTTGCAAGGCCATGTTAATCCCTACGTTCGGGTCGAACAACTGTGGCCCCATAGGCCCTGCTGCACCAGCTTGCGCTTGTCCAAGAACCTGTCCACCTAAACCGATTGCAGCAGACGGACGACCAAGCAGAACGGAACCAATGTCCCCTGCCATTTGACGCTGCATACCAAAAGCCTGCCCACCTGCCTGACGTGCCTCTGCACGTAGGCCACTACGAACCTGCTCACGGCCAAGTAATTCAGCCGCTATGGAGCTTTCGTCACCAATACGACCACGAGCCAGGGAACCCATACGGGCGGCCTGCTCGGCCATTCTACGCCGTTCTGGGGATAGTTCCCCTTCTCCTTCAGCATACAGTGTTTCGGCTTGGCGTTGGGCTAAGTCAGCAAGTCCTGCGCTATATGGATCAGCGGCACGGTAAGCCTCCACAACCTGTGGGGCGAACTCCTGTAAAGCTCCTACGTCGGACTCACGCTGTAACTGTAACTCCTCACGCTGTAAAACTCCAGCACGGCGGGACTGCTCTTCAAGGAGATCAAACAATCCCTTCTGCCCTGGCATTTTTTCAAGCTGTGCCATTTCAGCTTTAACTGATGCTATCTGGGCTTCACGGTTTCCACCTAATGATTCAGAAATTCTTTGCACCTCCGCATCGTAGGCTTCTTTTTGTTTAGCATAATCTTTGTTTTCAAATGTTTTACTAACCCTAGATCCTTTAAGTCGTCCTTGGACTTCTTTTGTTATAGTTTTCATGGGCGGACGGCCAGCGGATGCACGAGCAATTTTCATTGCCTCTTCGCTAGTTACCCCTCCTGCGCCAGCCTCAAGTCCAGCCAGCTTTACTTCTAGTTCTTTATATTTACGTCCCTCTTTACCTCCAGGGAGACCTTCCGCCATGACACCAATGTCAGCTAGCTCTAAGGCTGTATATCGTGGGCGATAGGTAGATTCCGCTCCAATCAAACGCTCCTGTAGACGTGGGTCAGTGATACCTTGATAACTAGTAAACCCCTGACCAAACAGGTATTCCCCCATGGACTTACCTGGATCGATTGGTGGTGGTGCTGCTGGTGCTTTTCCTTTTCCTCCTCCCATAATATTATATTACTCCTAGAATTTTGTTAAAAAGTTTGGGTGTGTATGTTACTCGTGTTGGTGTTCCTTGACGATGACGAATGCCTAGAAGTTTCTTAGTTGTAACCTCTGGGCATTTTAGAATAAAGTTAGCTACAAGACGTTTAAATGCTTTATTATTAGAAGCATAGATAAAAGCCATAAAGATTGCGTCACCATCCTCTTGGTCAGGGAGCCAGTTCTGAACAAAGGACCAGTCGTCATCTTCATTACAATTATACCACATATAGACACCCTGTATCTCTTCGTCCTCGCCTACGTCTATTAGTATCGTATCCTTGGCCATGTGGTAGGCTACAAGGAGTTGGATTAAATCACGAGGCCAACCATCCAGAACCTTGCCGTTTTCATGCTCAATGCAAAAGTCCACCACCTTGTCAATAAGCTCAATAGCATCAGCCTGCGAACCATTGTGCAGGGCTAATTGAACTGATTGAAGGCGGGGGTTGTTATTCATTATGCGTATGCTTTAATGACTATGACAAAGTTAGGCGACGTAGCGTCTCTGTAGGCAGATGTGTTCCTGTCTTTAATTCTAGAAATAGATAACATAGAACCAAATCCGATTGTAGTAGAGTTGACATAAACATTTTGCATATTGCCATTGTCGCCATAGTCTCCAATAAGAATCTCATCGCCGACTGAATAATTATACTGAGCTGATTTGCACCTAAGATAGACTTGGACAATTTTGGGGATTCCAGAAAGTCCATGGCTGAAGGTAATTGGACTACCCGCCGAAGGTATATTTGTTTCAACGCTTTCAAAACTTTCAGTAAATATAAAACTTGAAAGCAAACTATCTACATAAGCTTTAATACTTTCGGAAGTAGCCAACGTGGTATCCGTCGCCGTAGCCATAGTATCATCATCAATAACATCGGTTAGCTTGGCAAAGGTTACATTAGCGTCAGCAATCTTGGCTGTTGTTACATTAGCATCCGCCATCTTGGTAGTTGTAACAGCACTATTATTAAGCTTGGCAGTTGTCACACCACCGTCCTTGACTATAATAGCCTCACCAGCAAGCTGTGTGCTTACATTGTCCACGGCACTTGTCGTAAACGTAGCATTATCAATGACTTGATTTAACTTGTCGGCTGTTAATTGTTCGCCGTTAGCGAAGGACTTTCCTTTATTTATAATTGCCATTGTATTAAATTGTTAAGCTGAATGAAAAGGGTTCATTAAGATTATAGCGCAAAACTGCAATGAACTTGTTCAGAAAGTGCACCGTTTCCAGCATAATTTACCTCCCAATACCAACCACTCGGCACAATGCCACAAACTTGCGCTCCACTAGTAAATGTAAAATTACCAATAATCCTTGATTGCGCTATTCTAGTTAATGGAGACATATTGGAATTTGGGCTTATCTCTAAAAACATATAATTTATATCGTCGGCTGATGAACATGTAAAACTAACCCATAATGGTCGGCCAGTTGTGTTTTCTATAATAGTTCCACTTACAGTAGAGTGGTTAAAACTGTTATATTCACGGGTTGGGTCTAGTGCCCTCGTATCTGCATACGCTTTAATACTTTCAGATGTAGCCAAAGTAGTTGCGCTAGCCGTAGCCATGGTGTCATCATCAATAATATCAACCTCTTGTGGTGCCGTAGCTGAACCAGACGTATTACCCAAAACTTTCATGTCAGCTACATTTTCAATCTTAGCCTTCGTTACGTTACCATCCAATATCTTTGCAGTGCTTACACCATCGTCCTTAATCCTGAGCTTGCCGTCAGTATAAAGCTCCAGGGTTGAGTCATCGACTGGATCATCAAAAGTTGCTGCATCAGCAATGTTATTCAGTTTGGTATGCGTTACGGTTTCAGTTTCACTGAATGTATTTCCTGTTGATAAAATAGCCATTATATTGCTTTATTTGTTGATCTAAATGTTGCCGAACCATCCACTTCGATTGCTCGTATGCGTGGTCGTCCAGTTGTATTGTTAAATGTAAATTGTATGCCGTAGCCTCTCTTATTACCTATTCTACCACGGATGGAAACATCTTCT